CCACAAAAGTATGCATCCATTGACTGAGTTCGCTCCTGTATGGAATTTTCCATTATGGTTTGATCAATTTGGAAACAAAGAAGAACTTGGTATAATGAGGCAGTGGATAATAGATAATGAAAAAAGTATTATTGATTCCAACAAACACAAATCAAAAGATGATGGCGGTACTGGTTTGGGTCAAAATAGTCTTACTGCACAATACAATAGTTTTAATTTATTTAAATTAACGCAAGACGTGAATGTGTTTAAAAATATGTTCAATTGGTTACAAGAGTCATATACAAATTTTATGAATGAATATAAAACACAACCAAGGAAGTGTATAATGTTTTGTTGGGCAAACATAGTTAGAAAAGGACAACCTATTACTATACACAATCACGGTGCAAAACATTTTTCTTATTTGAGTGGCAATTTGCATTTTGAGGACTATGCAACACAGACTGTATATCATAATCCTGTAAATCCAAGAATGGTATATGAAACAAAGAATGTTGCTGGAGGACTTACATTATTTCCAAGTTACATATTTCATCAAGCAGATGAACACAAAGTAGACAATGTGAGAGTCAGCATGGCTTTTGACTTGTTTGATACAAATTTTTATGAAGGGGATCGCACAAACGCAGTGGAGTTTAACGCATGACATATATTCTAGTAGATACTGCTAATACATTTTTTAGAGCAAGGCACGTCATTCGTGGAGATCTAAATGAAAAAATTGGAATGGCTTTACATATAACTTTTAATTCAATACGTAAGGTATGGAGAGATTTTGACGGTAGTCATGTTGTATTTTGTTTAGAAGGTAGAAGTTGGCGTAAGGATCATTATGCACCTTACAAAAGAAATAGAGCAGATGCAAGAGCAGTAAGAACAGAAACTGAGGTGGAAGAGGACGAAGTATTCTGGGAAACATTTGATAGTTTTAGAGACTTTATTGATCAAAAAACTAATTGCACGGTATTGAGACATGAACAATTAGAAGCAGATGATTTAATTGCTGGTTGGATAAAAGCACATCCTAATGATAATCATGTGATAGTTTCTACTGATGGAGACTTTGCACAATTAATTGCACCTAATGTAAAACAATTTAATGGCATTCAGGACGTTACAACTACACATGAAGGTTACTTTGATGACAAAGGAAAACGTGTTATAGATAAGAAAACAAAAGAAGAAAAGCCTGCTCCTAATCCGCAGTGGTTATTATTTGAAAAATGCATGAGAGGTGACAGTTCAGACAATGTGTTTTCTGCATATCCTGGAGTAAGAACAAAAGGTACAAAAAAGAAAGTTGGTTTACAAGAAGCCTTTGCAGATAGAGAAACAAAGGGATATAATTGGAATAATTTGATGTTGCAAAGATGGGTAGATCATGAAGGCAATGAACACAGAGTATTAGATGATTACAATAGAAATGTACAACTATGTGATTTGTCTGCACAACCTGATAATATAAAACAAATTATTAATGACACAGTTTCTAGTGCGTCTAAAAAAGAAATAGAACAAGTAGGTTTAAAATTAATTAAATTTTGTGCAAAATGGGATATGCAAAGAATTGCTGATTCACCTGAATCATATGCAGAGCCTTTGAATGCACGATACAAAAAAGGAGAATAAAATGGTTACAAAGTATTTTGCTAAACCAATATTAGATGGTCGTTTTTGGATTTTAGAAGAAGACGGCAGAAAACTTGGAACTATATGTAAACAAGAAGACAGGAGATATATGTTTAGTTGTGACACAGGCACAATGATATTCGACAATCAAAGACAACTACAACAAAAATTTAATGGCAGTTGGATGTGGGGCTCTACATTGGAGCAAACTGTTGATACTACAAAAATTGTTAAAGAAGTCAATGTTTATGATTATCCAAGTAAGTTTAAAGCATTTAATCAAATTTTTGACGTACAAAAGAAACTACCTTTGTTTACTAAAAGTAAAAAATCTAAAAGTTTGTATTGTGCAGGTTATTACATTATTAAATTTGAAAAAGGCTGGGTTAGAAGTTTTTGTCCTAAAATGCTTACATTGGATAGATACCCATTCAAAGGTCCTTTTAGAACACAGTTAGAGATGAAACAGGAGTTAGCCAATGCAAACAAAAATGCCCATTAATACAGCATCCATAGAAAGACTGCTCCAGCAGATTAAAAATGCTGATCAGTCACAGCAAAAACAGGTCACCTTGGATATTGCAAGTGCTAAAGAGGTCTCCTATGCACTTGGCACATTGCTGGCAAGACTGGCTGGGGACTATGAGTCAATAATCGCAAAAGGTGATTCAGACCAACAAATAGAAGTGAAAGTGGACGGCGGAAGTCTGTAATCCATTAACTACTAATAATATACATCAAAAATTGCTAAATATAGTATATTATGAGTAGACCTAAACCCACGATACTATTAGAAAACGTCAATAAAAGCGACTACAAATCTGAGCAAGTTTTGGCGGCGGAAGCCATCTGGGCAGTTTTCTATAAAAAGAAACCCTTCAATTTGAAGTCATCTAATTTATTGAACAATTATCCAGGACCAAAATATAAAAAAGTCTCATTTTCAAATCCTGGACACGCATTCAATCTAGCGAAAAAATTGAACACTATGTTCAACACTGAAGAATTCACGGTGGTCAAATTGACCCAGGGTGAAACTGTCAGTGAAAAATGATATCCAAAGAAGCCTACACTAAAATATTCTTAAAACAAGCAAATATTTCTATTGGCGAAAATACAATGAAAGAGTATATGCCTGTTTGGTGGAAAAATACAAGACGTTCAGGCGGACTAAGATTAACGGAAGCAGGTTTTGAATTTATTACAGAAAAATTAGAAATAAAAGTTTACGAAGTTCCATTTCCTATGGAATTCAAACTTACCACACAGGTTATAATATTTTTAGACAAGTATATTAATTGTCCATACTTTCTTGCAGAAGATGGAATTATTGTTGCAAATGAAAGAAAAGCAATGGAATTAATGTTATTTTCTGGAGATATTAGAAAATACGGTCTTAATAAAGCCATTTCTAGGCTAGAATCAGCAGAATAGTTATCCACAGGGTAAATTACCCGCATAAACCTTGACTTTTTTAATGCATATTTCAGGTTGACTTTTTTGGTACTTGAATATATTATTAAACTATACAACAAGTTAATATAGGAGTACAAACAAATGCCAAAAGCACAAGAAACATTAGGTACTAGACAAGTTAGCCCAAACAAGGCAAAGGCTAGTATCCTACACGCACTTAAGATTAAGAGACCAATATTTTTATGGGGAGGCCCTGGTATTGGTAAATCAGAAATTATACACCAAATTGGAGATAACATGGATGCTCATGTTATTGATATAAGGTTAAGTTTATGGGAACCAACAGATATTAAAGGTATTCCATATTTCAATTCTAAAGAGAACACTATGGATTGGGCTCAACCTTCAGAACTTCCAGATCAGAAACTTGCGAAGAAACATAAATGTATTATTTTATTTTTAGATGAAATGAATTCCGCGGCACCTAGTGTACAGGCGGCGGCATATCAATTAATTCTAAATAGAAAAGTTGGTACATACAGCCTACCTGACAATGTTGTTATAATTGCGGCAGGTAACAGAGAGGCAGATAAAGGTGTTACTTATAGAATGCCTGCTCCGTTGGCAAATAGATTCATTCACTTGGAGATGAAAGTTGAATTTGATGACTGGTTTGAATGGGCAGTCGACAAAAGCATCCATAAAGATGTTTTAGGATATTTGACTTTCAGTAAAAAGGACCTATATGACTTTGATCCAAAGTCGCCAAGTCGTTCTTTTGCAACTCCGAGATCCTGGTCATTTGTTAGTCAATTACTAGCAGATGAATTGGACGAAAGCACAACTACTGACATGGTTAGTGGTGCAGTGGGCGAGGGACTTGCAGTTAAGTTCATGGCTCATAGAAAAGTGGCAAGTAAGTTGCCTAACCCATCTGAGATTTTAGATGGTAAAATTGATACTTTGAAATCTAAGGAAATTAGTGCTATGTACTCACTTACGGTTTCATTGTGTTATGAACTCAAAGATGCTTGTGATAAAAAAGATAAGAAATTTGACGACAAGGTCAATAAGTTTCTTAGATTTATGATGGACAACTTTGATACCGAACTTGTTGTAATGGGTATTAAACTTGCTCTAACGCAGTATCAATTACCTATTGATCCTGATAAGGTCAAGTGTTTTGATGAGTTCCACGAAAAGTATGGCAAATATGTCACTGCCGCTCAATCAATCAAATAAAAGTGCTGACAATAGGGCACTTTTATCGGTGCCCTATACCAAAAACAGGTTGACTATAATACCAAAAAATTGTATAATATAATATGATGGACACAATGGAAAAAACAAAGATTACACCAGAAGAATACAAAAGACTAAAAGCAGAAGTAATAGACAAGATAGTGGTTGCAAGAGTTGGTTTACTTTTAAGACATCCATTTTTTGGCAACATGGCAACAAGATTGCAGATACAGGAATGTGATGAATGGTGTCCTACTGCGGCAACTGATGGAAGAAACTTGTTTTACAATGTTGACTTCTTTAGCAAACTATCCAATAAAGAAATAGAATTCGTAATTGCACATGAAATACTTCATTGTGTGTTTGATCACATGACAAGACGTGAAGATAGAGATCCACAACTTCATAATATTGCTTGTGATTACATTGTAAACAATACCTTAGTAAGAGACAACATTGGTGATAAGCCTAAAGACATACAAATTTTCCAAGACTTCAAATATGATGGCTGGACTTCAGAAGCAGTGTATGATGATATCTACAAAAAAGGTAAAGAGAAAATGAAGCAACTTGGAAAACTTTTAGATGAACACATTGACTGGGAAAAAGATAACACTCCTGGCGGTGGTGACAAGCAAGATAAAGATGGCAAAGGCAAACAACAACCTACATATTCTAAAGAAGAACTAGAAAAAATTAAAGATGAAATTAAAGATTCAATGTTACAGGCGGCACAAACTGCTGGAGCAGGAAATTTGCCTAAAGAAGTCGAAAGAGTTATTAAACAATTTACAGAGCCTAAAATGAATTGGAGAGAAGTGCTACAAACACAAATACAAAGTGTAATAAAAAATGATTACACATTTACTAGACCAAGTAGAAAAGCATGGCACACAGGAGCAATATTACCAGGCACAAAAAATGATGAAACAATAGATGTGTGTGTTGCAATAGACACTTCAGGATCTATTAGAGATGAACAAGTAAAAGTATTTTTAGGAGAAATACAAAATATTATGTCGCAGTATGCAGATTACAATATTAAGATTTGGTGCTTTGATACTGAAGTACACAATGAACAAGATTATA